CACAAAACCCACCGCTGTTTAGAAAGCTGCTCAGTGCAGGTTCTGTTGAAGAAGAGGCAATGAACGCCCTGATTCATAAGAAGAAGATAGAGAGTATGGAAAGAGAGCTGCGTCAACTCATCACCCTTAGATACGGGGTAGAAGCGTACAAAGAGATGATGCAGATGAGAAGGCAAATCAGGGAACAACGAGAGCGAACGGTCTATAGACAAGCACAACGGAGAAAGAATTTCTTATGGAATACTTTGTACATTGGGTTAATCTCAATTATCCTTGGCTGTCTGTGGTGGTTGTTAGTGTTAGTCACAAGCTATAAGGGGTGAAATATGCCAGAACTAAAAGGTAAAAAATATCCATACACTGCCAAAGGCAAAAAGAAATATGCCGAAGACAAAAAGAAAATGGAGAAAAAAGATGCCGCTAAAAAAGGGAAAAAGTGAAAAAGCCGTTACTAGTAACATTAAAAAACTAGTAAAAGAAGGCTACCCTCAAAAACAAGCGGTAGCTATTGCGTTAGCTAAATCACAACCTAAACGCAAAAAGAAAAATGAAACTCGCCGTAGTTGAATGGGAAGATGCCTGTGAAATTGATAACACGCCTTGGGAATTTGAGCCAGAGGAGCATACGTATACTGCGTATATTGTTACGCAGGTCGGTTATGTCTGTTATGACGGGCCGGAAGGAGTTATACTTACATCGGCATATGGTAGTGGGCAGCTTGCTAGGCGTAATCAAATCCCGCGAGGAATGATACGTAACGTAACATATTTGGATGTTTATGACGGATAAAACTAAATATTTGGATGCTAAAGGTAAACGAGTAATTCTTGGATTGTTTAAAGAGTTTGCTCGTCCTGATGTTAAATATAAACCAGTGTACACGCTACAAGAATGGCACGATGCGTTTCTTGATTGCCGTGACCCGTCAGAATATTCTGCTGCTATGTTGTTGCTTGGTGATTGGGAACATTGGCTTGAAGTTCGTAACCACCCTATGATTAAACAACACGTAGATAAATGGCACAAAGAACTAGAAGTTAAGTTACGGTCAGAAGCTATTGTACAAATGCGTACACATGCTAAACAACAGGGCGGTACGGCTGCAGCTAAATGGCTTGCTGAAAAAGGATATGAGCTAGATAAAAAAGCTGTTGGGCGACCCAAAAAAGAAATTGAACCTGAAGCTCCTCAAACTAAACGTATTGCAGGTGATATGGCTCGTTTGGGCATTGTTGTTGGAGGTAAAGCATAATGCCGTACATGACTAATGGTAAGCGTGACTATAGTAAACAAAAAGCTAATGATGATAAGAACATGAAAAACCGTGCCAAACGTAATGCAGCACGGCGTAAACTTATGCGTGAAGGCGTAGTATCTAAAGGCGACGGAAAAGACGTAGACCACAAAGTTGCACTCAGCAAAGGGGGTGGCAATGGACGAAAAAATCTTCGTGTTACTAGTAGGTCTAACAACCGTAGTTTTAAGCGTACTAAGTCTGGGAGAATGGCATGATAGCATTATCAGCATTATTAGACCTTGGCGGTAAACTTGTAGACAAACTTATTCCTGACCCAGAAGCAAAGGCTAAAGCGCAGCTTGAACTTGCTACTATGGCTCAAAAAGGCGAGCTAGCTAGGATGGCTAATGAGACTGAGTTATTTAAATCAGAACAAGACAATTTGTCACAGCGGCATACAGCCGATATGGGTAGCGACTCTTGGTTGTCTAAAAACATACGCCCATTAACGCTTATAGCCATTTTGACGGGTTATTTTGTATTTGCCCTTATGTCTGCTTTTGACCTTGATACAAATGCCGCATACGTCGAATTATTAGGTCAGTGGGGCATGCTAATTATGAGCTTTTATTTCGGAGGTCGTACACTAGAAAAGATTATTGACTTAAGGAAAAAACTATGACCTTTCGACTTTCTAAACGGTCACACGAAAGACTTATTGGCGTTAATGAAGAATTAGTACAAGTTGTTAATCTTGCAATTGGTAAGTCTAAAGTTGACTTTGGTGTATCAGAAGGTATTCGTTCTGTAGAAAGACAAAAAGAACTTGTAGAGCAAGGTGCAAGTCAAACAATGAAAAGCATGCACATTACAGGTAGGGCTGTGGATTTGGTAGCGTACATTGGCCCTAAAGTTTGTTGGGAACTTAATGTATACGATGATGTAGCAGAAGCTATTCGAGAAGCAGCTCGTGAGCTACAAGTGTCTGTACGTTGGGGTGCTGCATGGAATATTGACGACATTACCAAATGGGAAGGCACAATGGAAGAAGCCATGAACCATTACATTGATACACGCCGTAAGGAAGGACGGAGGCCATTTATTGATGCGCCACACTTTGAAATATGAAATTTATTATTATTTTATTTACGTTTGCAAGTACAAGGAGAAAAAACAGTAGAAACTATGCAGGAATGTGTAGAAGAGGCATATAAAATTAACACTGATGGTAATGTCCCTTTTAACGCTGCCTGTGTTCCAGCAAAAGGAGGTATGATATGAGTGAACGTGACCCACGACTAAAACGTGCAGGAGTGTCTGGATTTAATAAGCCAAAACGTACCCCTAACCATCCTAAAAAATCGCACATTGTTGTAGCTAAAGAAGGCGAAAAAATTAAGACCATTCGTTTTGGTGAACAAGGTGCTTCTACTGCAGGCAAACCTAAAGCTGGTGAATCTGAGCGCATGAAAAATAAACGCGCTAGTTTTAAAGCACGGCATGGACGTAATATTGCTAAAGGTAAAATGTCAGCAGCTTATTGGGCTGATAAGGTGAAATGGTAATGAAGCCCGGTTTATATGCAAACATCCATGCAAAACGTAAACGCATTAAAGAAGGAAGTAAAGAAAAAATGCGTAAGCCGGGAAGCAAGGGTGCTCCTACTAACAAAGCTTTTAAAGAGTCAGCTAAAACAGCTAAAAGGAAAAAAGCTTGAGCGATAAAGATTTAATTAAGCAAGCTGCAGAGGCTGATTTGCTTACATTTATTAAATTAGTAGCGCCACACAGGGTGCTAGGTGCTGTGCACGAAGAGTTGTGTTATTGGTGGCAACGAGATGATGCTAAAGATAACCAGCTTGTATTGTTGCCACGTGACCACCAAAAAAGTGCAATGATTGCGTACAGAGTAGCATGGTGGATAACTAAGCATCCTGAAACAACTGTGTTGTACGTGTCAGCTACAGCTAACCTTGCAGAAAAACAACTTAAAGCAATTAAAGATATTTTGACAAGTGACATTTATAGATTTTACTGGTCAGATATGGTAAATGAGCTTGAAGGTAAACGTGAACGTTGGGCGGTAGATGAAATAAGTGTAGACCACCCTAAACGTAAAGCAGAAGGCGTGCGTGACGCCACTGTTAAAGCCGCTGGTATCACTGCTAACGTAACAGGGCTACACTGTAACATTGCTGTGCTAGATGACGTTGTAGTGCCTGACAATGCCTACTCTAATTCAGGCAGAGAACAAGTGAGGGCATTTTATTCTCAGTTGTCATCTATTGAGTCTACTGGTGCAAAAGAATGGGCTGTGGGCACTCGCTATCATCCGGGTGATTTGTACAAAGATATGATGGACATGACTGAAAGCTATTACGATGACGATAGTGACGAAGAAATTGAACAACAAGTGTACGAAACATTTGAACGCACTGTAGAAACAAATGGTGAATTTCTTTGGCCTAAACAACGCAGAACTGATGGAAAAGCATTCGGTTTTGACTCAAAAGAACTAGCTAGAAAAAAAGCTAAATACTTGGATGTCACTCAATTTTACGCACAATATTACAACAACCCTAACGCTGTAGAAACACAGCTTATTGACAAAAGCAGATTTTTATATTATAATAAAGAACAAATTGATAACGTTAGTGGGGCGTGGTATTTAGGAGACAAACTCTTACATGTATACGCATCTATGGACTTTGCATATTCTGTAAGTAATAGTGCTGACTACACTGTTATTTCTGTATTAGGAGTAGATGAAGATAGTAACTATTATGTTTTAGATTTAGATAGGTTTAAAACTAATAAGATAAGCGTAATGTATGATAGAGTAGAAGCAGTGTATAGAAAATGGAGATTTAAAAAGTTAAGGTGTGAAGTGGTAGCTGCACAAAAACTCATTGTATCTCAGTTTAAAGAGTACATGCGTGGACAACAAATTGTATTTAGCATTGATGAATACAACCCCCCACGTAACATGAGCAAAGCAGAGCGCATTGCAGCTATCTTAGAGCCACGTTACAGTAATGGTCAGATATGGCATTATAAAGGTGGTAATTGTCAAATATTGGAAGAAGAACTTATTTTAAACAATCCTGAACACGACGACGTAAAAGATGCTGTAGCAGCATGTGTAGAAATATGTAAAGCTCCTATTACTTCTCGCACATGGAATAAACGAGGTAATGTCATTCCTTTTAATTCTAGATTTGGTGGTGTAGCAATATGAATGAAAATATTCAAAGCGGTTTAACTGAAGACCAATTGGCTAATAAAATTAGCGATTTATGGGTACGATGGAACGATGCTCGTGATGAGTGGCGCGAAAGCACACAAGAATTACGTCAATATTTATTTGCTACAGATAGTCGCAAAACAAGTAATAGCAAGTTGCCGTGGAAAAACTCTACAGTTACACCTAAACTTACTCAAATACGGGATAACTTACATGCTAACTATTTAGCTGCATTGTTTCCTTCAGAGACATGGTTTACTTGGGAAGCTGTAGATAAAGATGAAGAGCTATATGCTAAACGTAGAGCTATTGTTAATTATTTAAAACAAAAACTAAAAGCATCTAATTTTCAATTACTAGTATCAAAATTAGTATATGATTATATAGACTTTGGTAATGTATTTGTTACATATGACTATGTACGAGATATTATAGAATCTACTGATGGTCAAATTATATCTAAATATGTAGGGCCAAAAGCCTATCGCATTAATCCTAATGACATTGTATTTAATCCAGTGAGCGAATCGTTTTCTAAAACGCCTGTAATTCGCAGGATGTTAAAGTCTATTGGCGATTTAATTACTGACGTTGATACCAAACCTGCGTTAAACTATAACAAAGGCACGTTAAATAAAGCACTGCAATTTAGGCAAAACTATAGGGATGACCCTGAGTTTAAAAAAGAAATTAACTTGGCTATTGATGGATTTGGTAGTCTTGATGAATATTTAGATAGTGACATGGTAGAATTGCTTGAATTTTGGGGAGACATTTATGACCCTGAAACAAAGCAAATGCTGCGTAATCAACTCATCACTGTTATTGACCGTAAATGGATTTTGCGTAATCAGCCTAATCCGTTATGGACAGGAGAGAAACCCATTCATCACTGTGGTTGGAGATTGCGTACAGACAATTTGTGGGCACAAGGGCCGTTAGACCAACTGGTTGGTATGCAATATCGTATCGACCATTTAGAAAACCTTAAGGCAGACGTATTTGACCTCATTGCATATCCTGTAATGAAAGTTAAAGGCTCAACTGTAGAAGAGTTTGAATACGAACCCGGAGCCACTGTATTTGTTGGTGATGAGGGCGATGTTGATTTTATGCGCCCAGACGCTACAGCATTACAAGCTGACTTACAAATACGTGATTTGATGAATCGTATGGAGGAACTTGCTGGTACGCCTCGTGAGGCTATGGGCATTCGTACTCCGGGTGAAAAAACTAAATATGAAGTGCAACGTCTTGAAAACGCTGCTGGTCGTATTTTCCAAAGCAAAGTAAGCTGGTTTGAGCGTAATATTCTTGAACCACTTCTTAACGGCATGCTTGCTGAAGCTGTGCGTAATTTTGAAGGGGTAGAACGTATTCGCACTCTTGATGAAGACTATGGCACAGAAACCTTTGTAGAAATCACCAAAGACGATTTAATGGCTGCTGGTAAAATCTATCCCATTGGTGCTCGTCATTTTGCAGAGCAAGCTAAGTTTATCCAAGAACTTACGCAAACAATTGCTGCAGTGCAAGCCATTCCTTCTGTTGCTGCCCACATGAGTGGTAAGGCTATTGCCAAAGCATTGGAAGAAAACCTTGGTCTTGCTTCCTACAACATTGTTAAGGACAATGCTGCTATTTTTGAACAAGCTGAAACACAACGCCTAATGAACCAATCTCAAGAAGACGTAATGACTGAATCTATGGTTGAAGCAGAAGGCCCAACGGAATTTCCAGAAGAATGAACTTAAAGCTTATTAAAAATAAACCTGAAGATATTTCATCAACCGAGTTTCGTAAACTTTGGGACAATGCTGGGTACACATTAGAACCTTTGTATAAAGTTTTGCTTGAACTTAAAGATGAAGTAAATAGTATTAATAAAGAAGATTTTGATTGCCCTAACCATTATGCCAAATTAGCGTATAACATGGGGCAGACTAAAGTAATTGAGCAAATCATCTCAATGTTGCCAAAATCGGCAAAAATGTAAACTTTTGTGTTTTTTTGACTCTAAGCACATAACCAAAGGAGAAAAGCATGACCGATGCTACGATTTTTAATCAAGAAGCAGAAGACAACACTGTTTCTGAAACGCAAGCCGCAGAGACAACTGAGGCAAAATTGTTTGAAGCCCTTGTTGGTGAAAAACAAAAATATAAATCACCAGAGGATTTGGCTAAAGCATATGCTAATGCTGACCAGTTTATTGAAACCTTGAAAGAGGAAAATAGACAATTACGTGAGCAAGTAGCACAGGCTAAAACCATTGACGAAGTGATTGAGCGTATGTCTACAAAACAAGAAGCACCAGTGGCAGACCAGCCAACTGTTTCAGGGTTAAAACCAGAAGATGTGCAACAGCTAGTAGAAAAAACGCTAGAAAGTCGGAAAGCGCAAGAACAACGCACTTCTAACTTATTTCTTGCAGATAAACTTATGAAAGATAAGTTTGGTGACAAAGCCACGGAGTTATTTAAACAACGTGCGTCCAATCCGCAAAAACAAAAAGTGTTGATGGAACTTGCAGCTACTGACCCGAATGAGTTTGTAGCACTGTTTGCTGGAGTACCTGCTCAAACAAACATGATGGATTCAAGTGCTACTAATACTACTTCTGTAGCTTATAGTGGAACGCCACGGGATACTGTGGAAGGCACTAAAGAATGGGCAGCTAAAATCCGCAAGGAAAGCCCTGACCTTTATTGGTCACAAGAGTTTCAATATAAGTTGCAACAAACTGTTACTAAAAACCCTGACCTATATTTTGGTCGATAAGGAGATTTAAATGGCTGGTGTTGATTATGCAAAAGTCAACGACCATCTTGTTCGTACTGAGCTGTGGTCGTCTGAACTAAAAGACATCCTGCAAGAACAACTGATGGGCACGAAATATGTTCGTATGCTCAATGGTTTTCCTGACGGGAATCAATTTACTATTCCTTCTATTGGCGAATTGCCGATGCGTGAAGTGGCTGAAAATACGCCTGTTACGTATGATTCGATGGATACTGGTGAGTTCACCTTTACCATTGACCGTTACGTTGAGGCTGCTACGTTTATCACGGATAAAGCCAAGCAGGATAGTTATTATGCTCAACAACTGATTGGTATGTTCCCCACCAAAATGCGTCGTGCTTTGGACGAGAACCTTGAAGGTTCTGTGTTCTCTTTGGCTAACACGCAAACGGCGAACAACACCAATGAGATTAACGGTGCTGACCATCGTTTTGTTGCTTCGGGTTCGTCAAACACTGTGTTGTCGCTAGATGACTTTGCTAAAGCTAAATATGCTTTGGACAAAGCCAATGCTGGTGGCACTCGCGTGGCTATTATTGACCCGTCGCAAGAATATGTGTTTAACACTCTTGTTGGCGCACAAGCCTTCACGAACAACCCTGCTTTCGGCGGTATTGTGAATGGCGGTTTTGTGAACGAAGTGACCGGCATGCGGTTTATTCGCAACATCTTTGGTTTTGATGTGTATGTGTCTACTTTCTTGGCGACTCCTACCGACACCTCCATTGATAGCGTGTCTGTACCTGCTAGCCCTGTTACCAACATCTTTATGTCTGTTGGTGGCGACCTTACCCCGTTCGTTGGTGCTTATCGTCAAATGCCTCGTGTTGAATACGAGCGCAATAAAGACCTGCGCCGTGACGAGTATGTGATGAACGCTCGTTTTGGTTTGAAGCTCTATCGTCCTGAGTGTCTGGTAAGCGTCATTACCAAGAGCACCATCTAAAAGGGGGATTGAGAAATGACTCGCAAAACTACTTGGACGAACGCTGACGGTTTGGTGGTGGGCTTTGGCCCTAACTTCGCAGAACGTAATGTTTCTGGCGTACATGACACCGATGGTCAGCTTAAGGAAGCTCGTCTAGCAATCACTTGGGAATCGTCTGGCGCTGCTGTGACTATTCCTGCAGGTTCGGTTGTTATGGACGTTATTGTTAAGGTTGGTACGGCATGGGTCGGTGGAACCAAAGTTGAAGTTGGAGATGGCTCTGACGCTGACGGTTGGATTTCTGCTGCACAAGGTGCTACGGCTAACCTAACTGCTGGTGCTACGCTACGTGCTGGTGGTGCTTATGCTGTTGGCGGCACTGACGCTACGGCTAAAGCCCTTGGCAAAGTGTACGCTTCGGCAGATACTTTGGATGTTACCATCACTGGTTCGTATACGGCTGGTGACGCTGACATTATTGTTCGTTACGTTTAAGGCGTAACCGGGGGGAGGGGTGTAGCCTCTCTCCCCTTTTTTTGGAGATATTATGGCTAATGTACAGCACAGTGCACTTACTGACCCAAATTTGCATGAGCCTAAAGGAATTGCTAGTGCAAATGCTAACGAATTGTACGTAGCAGATGGTAGCACTAGTGGCGCATGGCAAAAACTTTCTCCTCCATCTCTTAGCGGCATTACTAGTAACGGCTCTGCAGGTCAATTTCTTTCTGTAGACGGTTCTGGTAATTTTGTTTTTGCATATTCTGCTCATGGCGGAATTTATTTTTTTGATGCTGCTACTCCAACTATAATTACATATCCTTCTACTTATGCTAAAGTAAATGCTGTCACTACTCCTTTAGGTAGCCCAGTGTTTATTACTGAAGGAACTAACTCTAGACTTACATACACAGGCACAGACACTATTGATTTAGACATAGTGTTTAATTTGTCTATAAACCAATCTACTGGTTCTAACACAGACATTCAAGCAGCCATTTACAAAAACGGCACTTTAGTTAATGGCACACAAGTAATTGCTACTTGTAGGTCAGGCGAAAAACTTATCGTGTCTTCACACGGCGATGTTAACATGGCTACAAATGACTATGTTGAAGTGTATGTAAAAAACAACGGCGGAAGTGGTAATGTTAATGTATATTCTTTTTCATTAATGGCATCTACAGCAGGGGCATAATATGGCTAAACTTACTCTGCTAGACATGACACAAAACATTTTATCAGCTATGGACAGTGATGCTGTTAACAGTATCGATGATACTGTAGAAGCTGTTCAAGTTGCTGAACTTGTTAAAGAATCTTTTTTTGATTTAATGAGCCAACGTGATTGGCCCTTTTTGTTTACGTTAGCTGCTCTTGAAGCATTAGGTGATGTTAACAATCCTACTAAAATGAAAATTCCAGATACGTGGAATAAAATTAAATGGGTTAAATATAACAAACAAGAAGTTGAATATGTTGCGCCAGAAGACTTTAAACATCTTGTTGATAATAGAACAGAAACTGCTAATGTAGTTGATGCTAATGGGTATGTAATTAATCGTGACCCTAAATATTGGACTAGCTACGATGATGTGTACATTTATTTTGATGGCTACAATAAAACTGTAGAGAGTACGTTACAAGCTTCTAAAAGTGTGGGATATGCTGGAGTGCAACCTACATGGACGCATAGCGATTCTTTTATTCCAGCTATTCCTGAAAAGTTTTTTCCAACGTTGTTGTCTGAAGCAAAAGCACAAGCTTTTATTAATTTAAAACAACAACAAAACGTAAGAGAAGAACGTAAGGCACAACGTGGTCGTATGACTATGCGTAACGAAGCATGGAAAAATGAATACGGAGAAATTAAATATAACACGAAGGTAAATTATGGCAGAAAGTAAAGTTGAAAAGTTGTTAGAAGAAAAAGCAGCTAAAAAACAAGCTATTAAAGAACGCAAAGAAGAACGCGAGCAACAAGGTATTGAAAATAAACTTGTTATTGAAATGAACCCCAACGGGCTTTTTTCTGTGCGTTATTCTTTGTCTGGCCCTGTGCCAAATGATTTGCGTGGTATGTTTACTCGTAAAGATAAAATCTTTGCAATTGCTCAACGCAAAAATATTCCTGTAGAGGGACACAATGGCTAAGTATGCAATTAAACCTGCAAAGCAAAAAGAAGATGCTATGCAACGTAAATTGCGTAAAGACAAAGCTTTAAAAAAAGCTACGGAACTTGTTAACAAAGACAAGAAAAAACGTCATATGCCTAAAATAGGAAAACTATAAATGGCTGTACAAGGCTCAGTAAAAGATTATTTTACGTTTGTTGGTGGACTTAACACTGAAGGTGGGTTTTTTGTTACGCCTGAAAATAGCTGGAAAGAAGGCACTAACATTATTCCACAGTTGGATGGAGCTATACACAGACGCAATGGTTTAGATTATGAAGATGTATACCAGTTGTATGCATCTAGCATTACATCTGACCAAAAAGATTTGTGGGCGTTTTCTACAGGCATTTGGTCTACTGTAGGTGGTAATGGTAACTTAAACTTTTTAGTTGTTCAAACAGGCAGTACGTTACATTTTTATGGCGCTGGGTCTGGTACTATATCTGCAACTAAAAAATCATTCACTGTTAACTTAGCGTCTTACACTGCGTTTGGTAATACAGAAACCGCTGGTACAGCAGTGGCTAGTTATGCGTCTACGTTTGGTCAACTCATTGTAACTACACGAGATACAAACCCAATACGCATTGAATATAACGCTACAACAGATACAATTTCTGTAACAGAAATTACAATTGAAATACGTGACTTTGAAGGATTTAAAAGTTACGAAACTATTACAACAGAACTTACGTCTTCTGGTTGGGATAGCAGCTATAGCGCACAAGGTCTTGGTGATGGGTATGAAAGAGCGTTGTATAACTTGTATAACCAAGGTTGGAATGACGCACAAATAAACAGCTATAAATCAGCAAATGGAAACAAGCTTCCTGCTAACTCTAAAAGCTGGATATTTGGTAAAGACAGCAGTGATAATTTTGACCCTGCTACATTAAACAAACAAGAGTTTGGTACTAGTCCTGCACCAAAAGGTAAAACTATTTTAAATGCGTTTAAACAAGACCGTACAGCAGGTGGCGTAACAATTACTACGTCTAGCGCATATAGACCTACTGCATGTGCGTTTTTTGCTGGTCGTGTGTGGTATGGTGGTGTGCAAAGTGCTAATCAATTAGGCAAAGTATATTTTAGCCAAGTGTTAGATACGCTAGAAAAAGCGGGTAATTGTTACCAAGCTAATGACCCAACTGCTGAAGTTGTATCTGATTTGTTAGATAGTGATGGAGGTGTAATTGATATTCCAGAAGCAGGTGAAATTGTCAACATTGTTCCTCTTGCGCGAGGCATTCTTATTCTTGCTACTAACGGGGTTTGGTTTATCAGCGGCATTGACAATGCATTTAGTGCATCAACTTATGTTGTAGAACGAGTAACAAGTGTTGGTTGCATTGCTGCTAAAAGTGTTACTGCAGTAGAAAACACAGTGATGTACTGGTCTAATAACGGTATTTATTTAATTAGCACAGGAAATACTGGAGTAGGTTTAACTGCTCAAAATCTTAGCGACAAAAACATTAAAAGTTTTTATCAAAACATACCATCTCTTAATAAGACATACGCTGAAAGTAGTTATAGTGCTACAGATAAAATTGTTTATTGGTTGTATTCATCAGAAGAACTTACAGACGCTAGTACAGGTAGATTTAATAAAAACACTATTTTAGCATTAGATTTAAATTTACAAAGTTGGTATTGGTTTGAGTTAGATACGTCTGCTGGGCCTGTTGTTGTAAGTATTGAAACTAGTCGAGAAACAAGTGAGCTTAGTTTTACGTACAACGTTATTAATGATGCAGACCAAGTAATTACTGACGTAAGTGACATTGTACAAGCAGATTTGCCTGTTACAGCTAATGCTAAACAAGTGTTTAAATTGTTAACGTTGCACCCTGTTACTAGTAACAATTATTCTCTTACGTTTTCTGACTTTTTAAATGAACGTAATTCTACTACCAAGTTTTTTGATTGGTATAGTTATGACGACACAGGTGTAGAAAAACAAGCTTATTTTTACACTGGCTACCAACTTGCAGATGTAGGGCCAGCTAGAACTAAAACAGGCATGTATCTTACAATGTTTATGAAACGAACAGAAACAGAGTTTGATGCGTCTGCTATTCCGTTAAATCAAAGTAGTTGTAAAATGCAAAGTAGATGGGACTTTACAGACAACAACGTAGCAGGTAAATGGGCTGCTGAAGTGCAAGTGTACAGGCAACCGCGTGTATTTTTAGCTTCCCCCGGCGACGATTTTGAAGACGGCTATCCTTTAGTGGTATCAAAAAATAAATTGCGTGGTAGGGGTAAATCAGTGCAATTTAAATTTGCAAGTGAAGAAGGCTATGACATGCAAATTGTAGGTTGGACAGGCACATTTATAGGCGCAACTAATGTATAAAATTGTTTATAATGTTCCTGCAGAAGTATTTTTAAATGATGCTGCAGAACTTTTGCACGCTCATTGGAAAGAACTTGCTGTAAACCAAGACAAAGTGTTTTTAAAGCCTGATGTAAATAAATATGTTTTATTACAAGAAAATGGAATGCTACATAATTTAGTAGCGTATGACGATAATAAAATTATTGGTTATAGTGTTATAATAATTCAACCACACATTCATTATGTAGAGACAATTTATGCGGCTGTCGATGTAATTTATGTGGATAAAGAATACAGAAATAATAACATTGGTGCTAAACTTTTAATTGCAACTGAACGTTTAGCTAAAGAAAAAGGTGTGCATGTAATTACTCATCATGCTAAACCAAATGTACCAATGATAGTTAAACCTTTAGAAAAACTTGGGTATAATTTGTATGAACAAGTATACGGAAAGTATATAGGAGAATAAAATGGCGTTTAGTATAGCAATTGGTACGGGACTTGGGGCGGCGTATACATACGGCCAACAAACAAGAGCTACTAAAAGTGCAGCAGCAGCAGCAGAACGTAGGTTTGAAGTTTCTGAACGTAAAGCAGAAGTGCAAAATGTACGTAGTTTTAGGCAAGCTATTCGTCAACAACGCCTTGCTCAAGGCGCTATGATGAACGTTGCGGCTCAAACAGGTGGGTTTGGTGGAAGTGGTCTTGCTGGAGGACTTGCAAGCACTACGTCACAAACTGCTGGTACAGTTGGTACTATGGCAGAAATAGCGCAATATAATACGCAAATGGGACAAGCTGCTGTACAAGAATCTAAGAGCCTTGCAGAAGCAAATCTGTACGGTCAACTAGGTGGCACAATGCTAAATATTTTTGGTCAAGCTGGCGGATTTAGTCCAAAAACTTACGGCGGGTAACAACTATGTCTTTATATGCCGAAACAAACACTATTAATAATGAACCTTTGTATACGGAAGATGATTTAAAACAAAAACCATCTACGCATACAGGTAATTATTCAATAGTAAAAGGCATTGCTAGCGCAGCAAATCCAAATCAAGAAATGCCTGAAAAGGTAAATTTTGATTTGTTTGTTCATGACCAGTGGAAAAAAACAGTTGGTGAAAACAACATGCTTGACAAACAAGCTATTGTTAACGCAGCATC